GGTACAGCGTCATCCGCGTGATGCCGATGCGGCTTTCGCCGATGTTCACGCTGCCGTACAGCGGCGGAAAGGTGGCGCGGGAGCGGTAGTTGTACTTGGTGGTGCTGCTCGCCGCGCCGACGTACATGTGGGTCGCGGCAGAATTGGAAAACTTCTCGTAGCCGTAAAGGGCGTTCGAGGAGGTCAGCTTTGTCATCGTTGCCATTGTTTCACCTCACGCGTCAAACCAGAATCAGATGGCCGTTCGCGCCCAGCCGCAGGCTGAAGCCGCCGAGGGCGAACTGCCTGCGCGCCTGAATCACCGGGGCGGACACGGCGTTGTGCACCATGGACGTCATCACCGCGCCGTCCTGCAGAACGGCAAAGCCGCCGTCGGAGGTGCGGGTGGTGTAGCGGCTTTCGGAGCTGCCCAGCTCTACTGCGCCGTCCTCGTAGCGGATGTAGGTGCGAAGCGCCTCGCCGTCCACCTTCTTCACCATCTCCAGCTCCATGCTGTCGGCGCGCTGGGTCAGCTCGGAATAGGCGCTCGTGACCGTGCCGCGCAACCCGTCCGCCGTCTGTTCAAACGTCTCCTGCGACACGCGGGAGGAAATCTCGTCGCTGAGCAGCGTGATCGCCGCCCGGTTTTCCGAAACCAGCGCCGCCTGATCGCCGATGCTCTGCTTAAGCTCGGTCACCCGCAGGCCGAGCTCGTCGTCCAGCAGGCTGATGGCCGATTCGTTCTTCTGGATCAGCTGCCGGTTGCCGCCGACGCCCTCCTCCAGCTCGCCCACCTTTTCCTCGTAGATCTCGGTGGTCACGCGCAGCTCGATGGCGTCGGCCATCTCGGTGATCTTCGCCTCCTGGTTCCGGATCAGCGCGCCGTTTTCCTCGATGCCGGCCTGCAGCTCGCCGTCCTTCACGCGCTCCCACAGCACGACCGCGCCGTCCGGGGAAATCGCCGCCGCAAAGGGCGCGGCTTCGTCGATCAGCAGATCGCCGTTCTCGTCCAGCACCAGCTGATAGGCCGTCTGACCGTCGCCGTAGAGATAGTAAACATCCGCGCCGTCCAGCCAGAACTGCGGCAGGCCGCCGCCAGCCGCCAGCTGATACAGCGCGCCCGTGCCGGGCTGCACCCATAGGTCGCCCTCGGCTGCCTGCGCCGGAGGCGTATCGCTTCGGTGCACCGCGCTCTTGCGCCCCACCGCCAGCTCGAGGCTGTCGCCGATGGCCTGAATGCTCGTGGCGTACAGCGCGGGGATGGTGGCCGACGCGATCAGCGCGTCCGCCGCCGTGATGCTGCCCGCCCGCAGCGCGGTGGTCAGGATCTGGTTGATGACCGCCGAAGAAGCCTGCAGGTTCGTGGCGTTCAGCGATCCGACGTTCATGCCGGTCTCCACGATCTGCCGCCCGCCGCCGGCCTCCGCGTCCGCATCGGTCACCTCCTCGGCCGACACCGCGCCGTCCGAGCCGATGAACACGCGCCAGTATCTGCCGTCGTCGCCCCTGAGCACCAGCTTGCCCAGCGTGGCCGAGAGCAGGTTCGCCTGCGTGACGGCCAGATTGCGGATGTACACCGTGTCCATCGCGCCCTGCTCGAGGCTCATGGCCCCGGCCACGAAATTCTGCGCCTCGGCAAAGTCGAACTCGCCCACCTTCGCGTAGGCCGAAACGAACCTCGCCAGCGCGGCGCTCAGACGGTCCGCCTGCACGCTGCCGGCCACGATGTTTCCCGCCGCCAGCTGCACGATGTGGGCGAAGGCGGCGTAGAGGCGGTCGGCCTTCACGTCCGCGGCCGTCAGCTTTTCGATCTCCGCGGCCACAAACTCGGCCGTGCGGGCCGAAACCGTGTCCGCATCCAGCTTTTCGGCGGTGACGCTGCCCGCGCCGATCTTGTCCGCCGTCACCGACCCCGCCGCCAGCTTGTCCGCCGTGACGCTGCCCGCGCCGATCTTGTCCGCTGTGACCGACCCCGCGCTCAGATGCCCGGCGGAAATCGAGCCCGCGGCCAGCTCGCGGGCGGTGATGGTTCCGGCGGCGATGGACCGGGCCTGCACCGAATCCGCGCGCAGCAGCCCGCCGTCCACCGTGCCCACCAGCGCGTCCGCGTTCACGCCGCCCTCGGGCGTGATGGCGCGCACCACGCCGCCGGAATTCGTGTCCGGCACGGCGCAGGCGCATTCTGCGGAAAACCCGCCCTCAAAGCGCAGCGTCTGGCGCGTGACGGTGCAGATGCGCGCCCGGCCGTAGGTATCGGTCAGCGCAATCCGGCTGCCCACGCCCACGGACGGGTCGCCGCGCCACCGGAACGACGCCTTTTCAAGCGTCAGCCCCGAAATCCGGTCCAGCATGTTCTGCACCATGGCCCCGGACGTCAGCAGCGGATTTCCCTCCACGGTCAGGATCTCGCCCGCGCCGTCCGTCACGGTGATGCTCTCTTCCGCGCCGGGCGGCGTCGCGCGGACGCCCGCCACGGGGCCGAAGGTCTCGAAGCCGTCGTCCAGCGAAAGATAGGCCTCCGGGCCGAGGCTGTGCGCCGCCTGTCCCGCGCAGGGCACCAGCTCAAGGCTGCCCGTCCGGCCCGCGCGCACAAAGCAGCCCGCGCTCTGCGCAATCCAGCCCGCCGCCCTGCGCAGCGTGATGCTTCCCCAATCGGGTCTTTCTTCGATCACCGCGCCGCCGCCGGGCACAGCGCCCGACCAGCCATAGCGCGTCTGGGAAACGAGGTGCGCCCACAGCCCGCCCAGCGTGGCGGGGTAGGCGAGGGTATCCTCGAACGCGCCGGACAGCTCCGACGCAATCGAATCGCTGCCGGACAGCACGATTTCGCCGCTTCGCTCCTTCGCAGACACGGAATCGATGGCGAACACGCCGCAGGGCAGCTCGCTTCCTTCGCAGATTATGAAAACCTGCGCCGTCGCGCCCACCCACGGAACGTCGCGCCGCCCGCCGCCTCCGTCGGCGACCGCCATCGTCAGCCGCGCGGACAGCGCCGCGCCGGGCAGCAGCGCGCCGTCCGCGCCCTCCTCTATGCTGAAGGACAGCACGTCCGCGCCGCTCAAGTCGAGCTCCGTCCCGGTGGGCAGCGTCACCAGCGCGCGCACGGCCAGATTCCTGACCGCCGCCAGCATATTTTCATTCACGCATCCCACCTCCTAGCGCTCGATGAATTCCATCGCCACGTCCGTCCACACCGGCCGGCCGCCGTCCATGCGCAGCACGCCCGCGGAAATCTCGCCGCAGCCGAACTGCGCGGTGCGCTCGCCCGCCTCCGGGTCGGGATAGACCGCCGTGAAGAACGCGCCGCCCACCTTTCCCAGCAGCGCGCCCAGCTCGGCGGGCGTCATGTGGGCCCAGCGGAGGCTCAGCCTGCGCTTTTTCGCCACCACGTCCTTCACCAGCGCGCCCGACGCGCTGCGCATCCCGCCGGAGCCCACCTCAAAGACGGAAACCTTCAGCTCCGACGGCGCCTTTACCTCCGCGCCGCCCACTGTCAAAACCGCCATAGTTCACCTCCTCAGATGTTCAGAAGCACCTTGCCCGCGCTCTTCGTGACCGCGTTGATGCCCCGGATGGACGCCTCGCCCAGCTTCATGCCGTCCACGGTCAGCGGAACCGTCAGCTGCACGCCGCCCAGCGCGCTCTGAACCGCCGCGTCCACCGCCGTCTGCACGCGCCCGGAAAGGCCGTCCGGCACGTCGGGGATGGCGGAAAGGCCGCTCAGCGCGCCCTCGCCCAGCGATCCCGCCGCGTCCGCCGCCAGCGGAACCGCATTCAGTATGCCGCCGGCAAAGCCCTCGCCGAAATGCGCGCCCAGATCGCGGGTGACCTTCGACGGCGAATGGATCTTCAGCCGCGACCGCATCCGCGAAAGCGCGGCGCTGACCACGCTGTCCACCGCCGCCGTGACCGCGCTCCTGCCGGACCGGATGCCCGCCGCCATGCCGCCGGAGAGCTGCGCGCCCGCATTTTTTGCGCCGGACGCGCCGCCCTTCACCGCCGAGGCGAAGCCGGACGCTGACGCTGCACCCTCGCGCGCCGCGCCGGAGCGCCCCGCCGAGAGCGCCGCGGTCAGCCCGGAGGCCAGCGCGCCCGCCTGACCGGTCACGCCCGCGCGGCCGGAGGCGATACCCCGGGCCAGCTGCGCCGCCATGGCCGCGCCCGCCGGTCGGAAGGCCTGCGCCGCCGCCATCGCCCGGTCGGAAACGCCGCCCAGCTGCGCCTGCAGGCCGTTCAGCTGCTCCGTCACGCCGGAAAGGTTCGCCTGAAAGCAGATTTCAAGAGTTTCAAGTACGCTCATAATCCCTCCTGCTCAGATTCTCAAACACGCGCTTCATCGCCCCGGGGTCCATTTCCTTCGCCCGGCGCTTCACGCCGTCGGGGCGGCGCGGATATTTCCTCGGCGCGTTCACGCCGATGGCGGCATAGCGGCCCGTGAGCCACGCCAGATCGTCCAGCCGCTCCAGCTCGAGCCGCTGCCGGGCGGCGAAGGCGGAAAATTCCCATTCGATCTCCGCGGGCGTGAGCTCTCCCAGCCGCCACGCGCCGGAAAAGCCCGCCTCCGCCGCCCGCGCCATCGCCCGCTCAAACCCGCGGCGCAGCCCTTCGGACGATTCCTCCGCTACGCCGCCGGGCCGAAAAAACCCGCTCTGCGCAGGCCCTCGGCGCAGAATTCCACGATCTGCTCGAGGGTTCCGCCCTTGGCCAAATGATCGCCGATGATCCTGCCCGCGTCGGCCAGCGTCATCTCCGGCTGGCCGTCCAGCATGCCGCCCCACAGAAGCAGACGCGCGGCGGTGAACTGCTTTTCCATCACGCCGTCCAGCGCGCCGCCGGCCATGTCCTCCACCGCGCACATGCTGTTGACCGTATAGCGAAGCGCCACGCCGCGCCCGCCGATTTCAACCTTCATGTCCATTCCTTACGCCTCCTCCACGGTGACCGCGCCGGTAATCCGAAGCTCCGCGCCGAAGCCCACCGCGCCGTCCACCTCCGCCGCGCCGAGGGTGTAGCCCTTCACGAACGCGCTGAAGGAGACGGTCGTGCCGTCGGGAAACTCCACCTTGGCCGCGCCCGCCGCGCCGGAGGCATAGGCCGCGCGCAGCTCGGTCTGACCCGCGTCTCCCCTTTCATGAAAGCCGGTCAGCTCCACCGTGCCGCTGTCGCGATAGCCCTGAAGAAACTCGCGGTATCCGCCCGCGGAGTCCAGCGTGGTGATGTCCAGCTCCTCGGAATCGGGCGAAATCTCGCCCACGCTGGTCAGCTTGCCCACCACGACGTCGTTGAACTTAAAAATCGTGCCCTTCGCACCCGTTGCCATTGTCTTCACTCCTTTTTACTGATAGATCCTGCCCGCCTCGTCTGCGACGCAGCGGTACCGCATCGACCGGTGGTGCATGCCGTCCCCGAACAGGTCGGCCGCATAGTCGCGCCTGAGCCGCGCGGAGACGAGCAGGGCATCGATCCTCTCCGCCAGCACGTGCGCCTCCTCCGGGCCCCTGGCCCACACGTCCACCGTATATTCAAGCTCCGCCAGATGCTCATGACCGTCGGCCTGCGCAAATTCGCGGTTTTTGCTCTCGCGCCAGCTGACGCAGGGAAGCCGCGCCCAGCTCTGCGGATAGAAATACCACACCGCCGCGCCCGACGATTCCAGCAGCGTCTTCACTCTGTCCTTGATGGAAATCATTCTCTACCCCCTCATGAACGGCTGCGGCGCAGCTCTCGATGTGCCGAACTCCACCGCCGCAGCGTATTCGCAGTCGGTCAGCACCCGCGCAGAAAGGCCTTTTGCCTCCGCGCGGATGCTCGCGCGCAGCCGTCCGGTGTCCACCGGCGCGCGGTCCTTCGCCGCGGCGCAGTGCTCTTCCGCCGCCTCGCGCACCCGCATCGCCGCCAGCGCCTCCAGATGCTTCACCGCGCGAAAAATCATATGCGCTCCACCTGCGCGGCCACGTGGGCCGACCAGTTCTCCACGTTCACGCACCGCCACTCCACCTTGCCGCCGTCCACGCCCACGCCGTCGCCCACGGCGATATCTGCGTCCTTCGGCAGCAGCAGGCACATGGTGCCGACCTGCGCCGCGCCGGATTCGCGGCTGACCATGCCGCCGGTGGAGGGAATCACGCTGCCGCGCACAGAGCGCCTCGCAGCCGAAAAGCCCTCCACCATGCCGCCCAGCCCGTCCGCGGCCACGCTGCGCGGCGCAATCTCAATCCATTTCAGCGTTCTTTCAAAAAGCCGCATCACTCACACTCCTTCCATGCCCGCTTTGTCCGGATGCCTCCGCGCACAAAGCGGGCAATTTCTGCCGTGGCCGGCTTTATCCTGCGTCAATTCCCTTCGCCAGCCTCCACGCGTTGAGCCATCTGCGCAGGTCCTCGGGCAGCGCGTCGGCGGTGCGGGTCACGCCGCCCTCGCCGTGGCTGGCCTCGCCCTCCATGCCCATGCGGTTGAAGAGCGTGGCCGCGATGCGCACCTGAGCGTCCTGCAGCTCCTCCGGCACCGCCTCGCGGCGGGTGTAGGCGCAGATGAACGCGCCGGCCTCGTCCAGAAGGTCCTTCAGCAGCGCCTCATCCTGCGCGTCGGGGATGCGGCGCTTCAGCTTGGCAATCATCAGCCCAGCACGCGCACGGCCAGCTCGGGGTAAACCGTCTTGAAGCCGTACAGCACGTCCATGGAATAGATGCTGCGCTTGTACTTCTGGTCGTAGCCCTTGGTGACGCGCAGGGAAACGCCGTTGTAGCTGGTGACGTAGCTGGCCACGCCCTGACCGTCGGGATTGGCCA